AGGTAATGTTACTAACTTGTAACGCATAATTTGTGTATCATTAGGAAATGCCTGAGATATGGGCGTATTTTCAATTGCTTCGCCATAGAATGCAGATCCTGATGGCTGATTTGGGTTATATAATGTGTAATCAATTTCATCATCAGCCAAAGCAAATTGTGTAATTTGAAATGAACCATCATTGCGCGCTAGTAATTCGCGACCTTTTGTTGTTAACACAGCATCTACTGTTACTACTGTTGGATTTAATATTGCCATAATTATCTATTGTATATACTATAAATATATTAAAATTATAAAATTATTGTGTTATATTTTGTGAATTAGATAAGAGTTTTTGTTTTACTTGTTTAGTAATAGTATCAATATTTTCTAATACATCAGGAGCTAAAGTTTCAGGTATTAAGAAACCATATGATGTTTGACCTGGTTTTTTACTAAATGTTAATACTACATTAGTTTCATCTTTTTCATTTCCTAAAAATAAAACTTCTAGCATTAAGTTTTCATTAATTTGATCTGATAATCGAGTAGACATACTATCATATAGTTCTATTTGTTTAAGACCGTTGCTTGTATTACTAATTGTTTTAATTCTAGATTCAAAATATCTACCATTTTGGTCAACAGCTATGAATATATTTCCTGTTTGGAATTTAAATGGAAGATTTACATCTCCAAACTTAGAATATAAGCTTCCTGTAAAGAAATTAGAACCTGTTTGGAAAGTAGGCAAATATGTAGATCCTTCATAAAAATTAGATAACTGTCTATTTAATACTAATATATTTTGACTAGCAGATATATAATAATCTCTTGGAGGATTTGAAGATATAGTTGGGGTAACAAAAGGATAATTTCCTGTAGAAGCATCAGCAATATTTATTACAAATTGTTGTGGTCGTTGTGTTGTTGGTTGTGGTATATAAGCTATAACACCATTATTATTAAGGTCTCCATTTGAATTTTGCTCTAAAGTAAGCTTATAAGTTACAGTATCACCAGCACTAAGAAGTACAGTTGGAGAAAATAAGCTCATATCTAATGTTTGTTCTCCTGCAGGAATAACATCAGCATCATTACTAGTAGCAAATACTCCTCCGGCAGTATCTTGATCACAATCCCAAATCCAAAAATATCTAAATCCTTGTGATGTTGTGAAAGGTCCTCTAAAGGTAGGGTTAGAAAAAGTTAATTGCGCATGTTGTGAGTAAATAGTTGTACCACGAAAGTTTATTCCTGTACCTTGTATGTTACTATTATATCCATCAGATGGACTCCCTGCGGGGAGTGTGTTAGGGAATACATATTCATATACTTTAGTTGTACTTACATCATTTATAAGTACACGAGAAGGGTAATTAATCTCTCTAATAGCAGTAAGAGTAAAAGTACTAGTAGTAGGACGTCCATAACATAAACCATCTCCAGCTAGTACTGAGTTAATACCACAAGTACCATCAGCAAATTGTGGGTTGATTCCAAAACCAGCATTCTCTCGAGCAAATATCTTAATACCACCAGCAAATAAAGGATTTGCATATCTTATAAATCTAGTAACTGTACCAAGAACAGTATTATTTTGTAATAATTCAGCTTTAAATGTTCGTGTTCCTAAAGATATTCCATCTGAATATAATCCTATAAAAAGATTAACTCCAATATTATATTGGCCTCCTATAGGAGCTGTAAATGTAGGAGATGTAACTGATCCATTTGAAATACTTCCTTTTGTAAATGTTGTTGTGGCAGGAGAAATAGCACCCTCATCTTGAATAACATTTTGAAATAAATTTCCAATAGCTTTTGGAAATGGTGAAGAAGCTGTTACATAGTAATCAAATCCAGTATTACCTGTATTAGGAACTCCAGGTCCTTGTGTTGGATTTGAAAATCCTAAAATACGATAATTATCATTTTGAGTAGAGACTCTTACATCAGATTGAACATAAACACTAGATTGAGCTGCTAAAAAATCAAAATATAATTTTCTATCTATTGATCCAGTTCCATAATAAAATATAGGAAGATAACTATATCCACTATCAAATATTGGTTTATCCCCATTAGTAAGAGATTGATTACCGTATTGTTTAGCATCAAATAATGCTACAGAAGATGTTCCAGAAAGAACAAATGTTCTTTGAACATCTTCCCAATTTTTATTTAATTGGTTTAATTCAGTTAAATTACCAAATTCATCAACTAAATATTTTAAAGCAACATTATTTCTTTTTGGTAAAATGGGACTATTTTCTATCTGAGTGAATAGTCCTATTTTGCGAGTATATCTATCTATTACTGCTGTTTTGCCATATGAATTATCTCCATTCACAATAGTAATGCTATCTGATCCTGTATAGGATGAACTGGTATAGGTATTAATTTTTAAGCTAGTTAATTTAGTACCAGTATAGCGGGAATTATTATATGATTGTAATGATAAATAACTGTCTTGTAATTCTGATGGGTATCTTATGCTACTAGTAGGACGAATATCTCCTCTAATATATTCAATTGTATTTCTAAATGATGATTTTATACTTTGAGATACATTATTTAATAAGATATTATAATCTGAGTGTAGAAACTCATTATCATTTGATAGTATTGGTATTTGTGGAATATAAATTCCTTCATATGTTATAGATATCCCACTTCCAGCAACTTCAGGGAAAATATCATTTCTAAAAAAATGAGTTCTACTATCTCTTGCTGGTATATTACCTAATTGTATTGGATTAGCAAGAGTAGCATTTCTAAATGTATTGTTAACAGCACTATACCGTTCTCCTTTTATTGCAGCAGCACCAATATCAAAGTTATTGTTATTTGTAAATCTATAAATTCCTACTCTAGGAATAAGTTTATATGCTTTAGTATATGGATTTTCAAATTCATAATAATCATTTACATCGACTAAACTACCACTTAATTCACCATCATACCATCCCATAGTATTATTAGATGATGATAATGTATTATAGAATGTACCATAAGAAGAGGAGATAGAAGCTATTTCATAATTAGCTTCGTACACACTTTGTGTGGTAGTACTTGTTGGATTAGCATAAGCTACCTTATTACGCTCTAATACAGGTGAATTTATAGTAATACCTGTAGATAAACTTGCTCTTTCAGGTACAAAATCAGCAAGCATTTTAAATAAAGCATTATCAAAAAACTCTACTAATCTAATATATCTATTATAATCTAATAAAGATGATGTAAATGGTCTAAATCCTGTTACTCCTGTTTGATAATATAACCTACGTTGAGCGTCTAGGTCAGGATAAGTAGTAGAATATAATTGACTAGGGTCACCAATATAATCATCTAAGCTCCAAGTTGGGTTATGGGATGCGATAGATCTAGATATGTAAGTATCTATTTGTGATTGAGGGGAAAAAGATATATCTATAAAATGAGAATCACTATCTCTAAATTGAGAAGATGCAGTAGGATATGTTTGTAAACCCATTATAGGGGATAATACATTTCCTAATAATGAAGGTGTAATAGAATTATCTATTACTCTTACTTTATCATTGTTATATCCTTTTATTAAGTTAGCTTTTAATGATCCTCCATATTCTTTAATATCTAGTAAACCACTATCGCTATCTTCATAAGCAAAAGAATCATCTTTTAGGAAACGAACAGCCTGACCTAGACCCATATTAGCAGTTCCTTGCGATAAACTACCTCTCTGGATTATAAGTACACGATATACATTATCCACCCCCACTGATGATAATCCTGCTCCTGTTTTAATGCGTTGACCTCTATTAGTCCAAGTAGTATTATCAGTAGGGCCTGAGCCTGTTAAAAAGTCTCTAGTTCCATTTCCTACAGCTGAAAACTTAGTTGAGTTAGTAGCTATTTGGGAAGAAGCTTCCCAGTATTCACTTCCTGTAATTCTCAAATTACGTGCTCTTTCTGCATTGGTACTTCCTCCTGCGGATGCTGTTAATATTAAAAAATCAGCATCTGTTGGTATACGCCATCCTTGTGGAGCAAATCCTCTAGGATCTTTAACAGCCCATCCATTATATAATTTACCAAATTTAGCATATTCAGCACTTCCACTATAATAACACCAAGCTCCTATTCCAGCAACATTAGCTGCTATCCATTCTGTATCAGATTGAGCTTCAAGAATAGGTGTACCATCTCTGTAGGTAGTTCCCTGATAGTTAGTACTTGACCATATTTGATTTCCTATTTTTACTTCCTCAATATTATTACCTCTGCTATTAGTATATAAACCAAATACAGTCATTAATGCTTTTAAGCCAGTAACTGTACCTTTTGTTTTTAATAAGTAAGGTAAATTATGGTAAATACGTTTATATAGTTCTGTTACTAAGTCTTTACGTGGTACGTTATTTAAATAACTACCAGTAAATGTAGTATTATTATCCCAAATTGAGCTGCCTGTATTAGCTCCTATTAAAAATTGGTCTACATTTTCACCTGCTTGGCTATTATATAACTTTAACCCAGTTGATATTAATTGATGGTATACTAAATCTTTAGATATACCTGCTTCTAAATTATTATTTGCAATATTTAAATCAGTAATAGATTTTAAATATATCCAAATATTATCAAAATAATGACCAACCATGTTAAGAAATGTCAAAAATGGTTGATTATTATTATCGTTGAGTAGATAAGAAGGAATAGAATATATTAAATTATTTATATTATTTTCATCATATAATGATGCTGAAGTAATATTAGCGTTATACCATCTAATAACATTAGTTGATCCGGTTGATAATAATGTAAAGGGTTTTAAGCTTCCTGATTTAGGCCAAGCATATGAACTAGATTCAAAATATAAATAATTTTCATATCCATCAAATTCAGTTATAATATTATTAATACTGGATGAGAATTGATTTATTTCTGTTTTAAGAGAAGGTATTGATGATGTTTGGGGAGATCTAAGAGCAATAAAATTATTATAATTTTCAATCTGTTTAACCTTAGTATAAAAATTAGTTAATCTTTGTTCTACAGACCCAAAAAATGAAAAATTACTATAATCAGTATAATCTATATTAATATCAGCACTTTGAGAAACTAATAAACCTAGTATCTGTTGATAAGAGGATTTTTGTAAAGTTTCTAATCTAGATACTAAAGTTTGATAGTTTGTATAAGGAGTAGCAACCGTTCCTGTATTATCTGTACTAATATCAAAATTAGGTCCTCTTAGTGTTGGAGGTGGTGGAGGAATTATTAATTTATCTAGATTAATTACAAATTCATAAGGGCTGACTTTTTCTTCTACAACCCATAACTGAGTTTTATTTAGGATAGAGTCAGGTAAAGGTTGATATAACTTAAATAAAATCTCATATCCATCTGGGTTTCTATTTAAAGCTACGTTAACTGCTATAACTTGTGTATTATTACCAAAATTTAATAAATAATCTACATAATAATCCGAGTTATTAATTTTATCAATTAAAGATAAAGCTAATTTTTCAATTTCTTCATTAGTTAAAGTTAATGAAACTATTCTTAACTCTGTTCTATCTTGAGATATTTCTTTAATAAAAAGAGATAATTCTGAAAAGTTAGAAATTTTATTTGAGAAAAAATTATATCTAACTAAAAATTCACCAGTTGAATATCCTGTAGTTTGTAAATCTTTAATAGGATCTATTTCAATAATAGGATATAAAGAACTAGTATTAGATAATGAAGTAGAGGTTATTCCTACGTTATTAGTTTGGATGTCTCCTGTTGTATTAGAAGGAAAAGGAGGAGGAGTTAATCCAATATCAGAAGGTAATTTATAACTTAAATATCTATAATCTGTATTTAATAGATTTCCACTAATATCATATATATAATATTCTATATAATCATCTTTACCTCCAAAATTTTCTTGTAATTTTTTAGAAGATAATAATATCTTATCTTCCTCAGTATAACGCGAGACTACTAGAGTATTTAAAATATTACCTAATATTTTTATATTATTTGCCATTTATTATTGTCCAGTTATATTATTTAATTCATTAAGAGTTGTTTGGGTATCTAATAATTGTTGCCTTAAAGAAGTAATTTCATCTAATAAAGCTTGAATATCATCTTGATTAATTATAACACCCAAATATTCTGCTTCTTTTTCTAAAATATATCTATGTGAATTTGTATCTCCTTCTTTTGGAATTTGATAAAATAATTGTTCATATAATTCAAAAAAATCTTCTATAGTAAAAACAGGAGTTTCTGCTTCTTCAGCATCTATTAAAAATTGACTAAATCTAGTATTAATTACTCTACTATAGTTATTTTTATCAAATACTTCTTTCTCTATACGAATATTTTCAGCCATTATCTTATAACTTTAAAGTAATAATTATCATTTAATACTAATGTTGTTCCAGTTATTGTAGTTTTGATTAATATTTGATAATAACGTTCTGGTTCTAGTCCATTCATATATACATCAAAGTACATACCAGTAGGATCACAGCTAATTTTAGTGTATGTTGTATCGTAATCTACGACAATTTCTTCAGTATCCAAATCTTTTATTTGATAATATGAAGCAGTTGGTAAAGCTTTATTAACTAAATAAACAGAAGTAGCTTGAAATGCTCTAGCAGGATATCTATCTCTTACATTTACTCTGAAACGTTGGATTGATCCTTGCTGGTATTCGCTTTGATTATTAGCTAGTGTAGCTACTATATTAGGGGATGTTACTACAGATAATGAGCCAGTATTATATATCCAATCATTCCATCTTATTTCTAAACATGGAGGATAAATAGTATGAGTATTACCTGAGAAGTATTTTAATTCAAAATTAGAAGCAGTAGTAAATTCTAATGAGCTACTATGTTTTAAAATAAAACCATAATTAGAAAATACACTACCTGACCAAGCAACTACTGTATTAGTAACATTTAGATCAATATCTAAAGAATCAACATGATTAAAAGATTGAGTTGATTGATATAAAGATCCGGTCCACCATAGTCCCCCTCCAATATTGCTACCAGTATAAGATCCTGTAGTACCTGCTGGGAAGGTAGTAAACCAAGCACTTCCACTTAATTGGTCTTTAAATTGCCAACTAGCTCCATCGGTTGTTATAGGGGAATTTGAAAATCTTCCTGATCCAATATTCCAATCTGCTGCTAATGGATGACAAAATATAGTATAATCTAAAGGTATTTGAGAAGCATTAGCTAACGATAGGCGTAGCGAAGCACTATATGCTGCTCCGCTTACTTTATTATTAATAACATCAAGTATTTCACTTTGTGGAAATTTAATAATAGGACGTGATACCTCTCGAGTGTCAGTAATAGTTTTATAAGTACTAAGTTCTAATATTTCATCTAGCCCAGAATTTAATGTGGGGTAGTATGAATAAAGAGTTGCGGATTTTTCCGGAAATATTTTATAAATTGCCATAATTACATGATTACTACATATAAATATGGTAGATTATAACCTTTAAATTACAAATGGTACTACTCTACCTTGAATGTCAACGTCAGGATATCTAACTTCAAATATACTAGGGTCTAATGAAGGATATATATTACCTTGTCTTGTAGCACCTGATATATCATATGCATATTGGGAATATGTTATTCCTGCATTATCTTGTTTATTTATTATTTCAAATTTAGTTACAGATTGTATTCCCTCTACTGATAATAGAACAGATAGGGCATCTGATATTATTATAGGTTGATTAATAGACCATCTATCTATATTAAAGAATGATTTTAGTGCTATAATGCCATTAGTTATAACGTCATTATTATTAAATCCGCTTCTAACAACAATATCAAAATTAATTCCAATATTAATATAAAATGCATCTTTGATGTTAATAGCATCTGTAACCATTCTATATTGATTAATATATGTAGCTAAATTTTGTTTTAAAGTAGTAGAAGCTGGTATTAATTGTTTATTAGAATTATAAGCCAATATGTACATGTCTAGTGATAGAGGATTACGTTCTCCTGTTGTTGCTACTGTAGGAGTAGCTAGAGAAGAAGTACTAACCATACTAATCATATCTTGAGTAACATATACTTTAGCTATTGATCCATAATCAGCAGGTATAGATAAAGCTCTAACCATGTAATCTTCTTTAGTTACTGCTCGTAGTTGAGATTGATAAGCATATAAAGCGTTATTGCGAAGTTCTTCAATTTCATCTCCTCCTCTACCACCGGATGAAGGTAAAGGATTAGTGCAAGCTAAACTAGCTTTTATTGTATCAGCTGTATTTCCTGTAACACCTTTTGGGAAAGAAGAATTAGTACCGTCTATTTTTATAATATCATTAGCAGATACATTTGATGCTATTCCACCTCCAACTAAGTATCTAATAGTAATATTATTACTTGGTGCTATACCATATTCTTGTGTAAAGAAAGGAGTTGCTTTATTATAGTTATTTATATAATTATTAGTTCCAGGAATTAACCCTAATGATATATTATCAGGATTTGGTAAAATATTACTATCAGAAGTATCTCCTATTCCGGCTCCAAATTCTAATTGTAGTGTATTATTAGATAAAAATCTAGAAACATAGCGACGAGGTACTCTTTGGTAATTTATTAAATAAGGAACACCGTCGGAAGTAGCATTAGGATTTGAAATTTTATCTAATATAGTTGATTGAGCTAAATATGGTACTTCATACCATTTATTGCCTTGAGTATCAGTAGCATCTAATATTTGTAATATATTAGTATCTGTTATAGTAGCTAACTGAAATTTTTGGGGAGAAGAAAAATTTAAAGTTGTAGATCTAATTTCAGCAGATATAGCATTTACTTGTTTTTTAAGTAAAAAAGTATTATTATCTACAAAAGAAACTTCTGTATTAGTTATATCAGTAAAATCTACTCTATCAGTTGTTAAAAATTTAATTCCAGTACTATTAGAAGTAAGTTGAGTATTTTCAGGAACAATTAAAGCAAAATCATAGTTAGGTAATATTTGTCCTGTAGTAGGATCAATTTTAGATGGAATTAATTGATATATGTCCATAATAACACTAGAGGCATACGATACTCTAGGTCTATACCCTAATACATAAGATAAAGCATATAAATTTTCTTTTTCTTTAGCATATAATAAGAAGGTTTCTTGTATTTGAGTATCAGCATAAAATGAAGCTACATCTCCTATATAAGAAGCTAATTCTATAAATAAAGATCCAGGATTAGCTCCAGAAAAATCATTAAATGTATTAGGGTAATAGGTTTTAGTATAATTTATAAGATTATCCCTAAAATCATTAAAAGTTTTGTTTAAGTATGATACTTTATTTGTTGCCATTTTATGTAAATTCTATAGTTACTTCATCAGAAATTCCTGATATTTTAAATTTATAGCTAGTAGTTATTATTAATGAATTTGAATCAGGATTAGGAGTTACTTCTACTTCTGTTACCTCTACTTCTGGTATAAAAGCATTAATACTTGATATTACTATATTTTGAATATTTTCTCTTGTTTCTCTATCTTCTACTGCTGGTTCAAATACTACTTTTTTTAGATCAGATCCAAATTCGGGATTAAGTACTCTTTCTCCTTTACTAGTTAATAATAAATTTACTACATTATATTTAATTTGTTCTTGTGTACTAAATGTACTATTAAAAGGCCCATAATTACCTTTAAAAGGTAGAGAAACCCCAATTGCAATATTTTCTTGCAAATCTAATGGGTTAATACGTGTTATTTGAGTAGCCATTTTAATCTAATTGTCTTAATCCTGATCTGTCCATTGGTGACATATTAGCTGCTGCATCATTAATGAAGGCTAAATATGGATTTACTTTTTCACCAGTTGATTCATCAACAGCATCAATAACTTTTAAATCATTACGTTGTGGTTGTTGAAAACCAAACTCAGCACTCATTTTAGCCATTAAT